GGTGCAACGCCAAGGAAGTCTTTGAACTCGTTCCAGCTATAGACGTGAATCTCATCACTAACAACTGACGTTGGCTCTGGTGGATCAAACTTGTGGTTGAACGTCTCAGGTGCGCGCATGATACGTGCGGCATCTGCGGTAACCACTGGGTCAATAGATATATGCTGAAGGCATAGCGCTTTGAATTTCTCAGCGGCTAGCTTCCATTCATCTTTGGGGATGTCTTCATCCATGATCCAGTAAGCATGAACCCCGCCACCTGAGTCAATCACTACTGGGTCAGGTAGCCCAGTCTCCCCAACTAGTTTGTAGAGCGCTGTGTGAGCATCGCCCTTTGTTTGATAATCTTTTTCTGCACCAACATCTAAGTCAATGAAGAACGATCGCACGAAGAGGCAGTCGTCTGCTTTCCTGCTATAACCCTCGAACGTTCCAAGTGCAACAAAAGTGTTGACTCCCTTTTTCTTGAACGTCTCTATCTGTGCAAATACGTCGTCAAGTGTCTCTGCAAATTTGTTTGAAACTTTTTTGTCAGTCCCAATGCTTGTTATGCAATAGACACCCTGCGTAGGCAATGCTTTCTCGTAGAATTGTTTTAACATGTCTCGCCAGAGTTGAAAAGAGCGGGACTATGCCCGCTCGGTGAATAGGTGGGGGTACTAACCGCTCGTCCGCAAGCTTTAAAACTTTTGACGGCTTTCCCCCCGATTTTTATTTAATCAAATTTTCTCCCGACCATATCTTCAAGGTAATTTTTAGCCGCCGCAGTGTTCTTTGCTGGAAGAATACCTTTGGCAGTGTCACTCTCAATCAGGTCAGTTAGTGTCTCAACCTTAACAAGGTTGTTGTGGCGCAAAGGTTTGCCACGGAACCAACTAAAGACCGTCATGCGAGTTACTTCTAACGCGTTAGCTACGTACTTTGCGGGGAGATTTGCATTCACACAAGCAAGTGCTAACGCAATGCCAGCCCTGTTCGGGTTAGCCTTGTGCAACTCAATCAAAAAAGCTTCGCTGTATGTCCGTGACATTCCTATTCCTTATTTCTTAGACCACTTTTTTACCACGTCTGAGATGTCTTTCTCTTCAGATGCGGCGGCTTTTTTAGACTCGACCTTGACGGGAGGCGCTTCGTCTTCAACGACTTCGTTGCGGTGGCTTGGCACTTCAATCTCGCCTGTGCTATCCGCTTGGTAGACGTTCATCTTGATAGCGGCTTCTGCGGCTGGGCTCTTGGCTTGATTTGCAATGATCTGCAAGTCCTCATCTGGAACCTTACCAGCTGGTGAGAACACAACCTTTGGCGTAGGAGATTTTGTATCGAAGGCCATCTTAGTGATTACCCGGCCAGCGCTTACGTTGTGTGAAGCCAAATGCTGGATGTACGGACGGAAAGGGAATCGACCATTGTCTTCCTTGCCGAACGATGAAGTAGCTGGCAACACCAACTGCATCACATCGCCTGATGGATCGTTAGGCAAGACCACGGCTGTACGCCATGACAAGCGGCAAGCTGTACCTGTACCGCCTTGACCCGAACCTTTGACGGCTTTATCGCAATCTAAGCAGGCGGAGGCGCAGGGGGTCTTGACATCTGCATCGGGCTTCTCTGAGTCAGTAGACCAGCACACAGGGCTGACCTTCTGACCTTCTTGGTACGTTGCGTCATAGAACATGCGGGAGGCTTTGTGAGCCATCTTGACGAAGATCACGTTCATGTGGCGGTCTTCAATCGCGCCAATTTCTTTACCGCCAGAATACTTGCGGAACACGCCACCCTTGATGGAGATGCGTTTGCTACCTTGGCGAGCGCCACCTGCTACGGCAAGTGTGTCTTCATCCAAACCAGCGATAGGGGTTAATGCACCGCTGAACATTGTTGCGAGATCGTTACTCATGATAATTTTCCTGTTACTAAATTGAACTTAATTGGAGGGTTTGCGCACGACAATCGTGAACTCCCTCATCACATTCACGCCGGGCGGTAGACCATCGTCTTTGTGCTCAGCCATGAACTCTTTGAAATTGCCCTGATGGATACGACGTTCCAGCAAGTCAATCGCCTCGTTGTCCAGAACAAACTTCTTGAAGTTGTCCCAGTCATTTGTAGTGAATCGTTCCTTGAGAGACCGAATCACTGTGCCACTTTCTGTGCGGATACTGCTTGCGTTCGTATCGTTGCAGACTGTTAGCATGGACTGCTCTAGCAGTTTCATCTCCTGCTCTAGCTCGCCATCTTTTACTTCCCAACCAGACTTGAGTTTCTCACGCTCATTTCTTATTGTCAAGTATATTTTTACTAATTCATCGAGATTTAACTCAGTAGTTTCACTCATATCCCTAACTCCTCTTTGTACAGATCGACTAGTCGTTCGTGCGTATCAACCTTGCCTTGCAACATCTGATAGACCTTGCGTTCGGCTTCTGAACCTTGCAGGTGAACAACTGTCATGCTGTTTTTCTGACCGACTCGGTCAATACGGGCGACGCATTGCAGGTATGTCTCAACGCTCATAACGGGAGACCAAAACACAACAGTGTCTGCGGCAGTTAACGTGACGCCATGCGATGCGGACTGTGGTTGAATAACTAAAACTCTTGGGTCAGTTTGTGTTTGAAATCGGTTGATAATCTCAGACCGCTCCCTTGCAGGCACATCTCCGTTGATAACTTCATTGGCTACTCCTTGTGAACTTAAATGACGTGCGACTAATACGATGGTGTGGCGGAACGGAACAAACACGACTACCTTGTGCTTGGTCTCTTCCAACACCTCCATCAGTGCATTCAGGCGTGGTGACACGTCAAACTCCACCACCTCCTTGTCATCGGTATAGATTGCTCCTCCCGACAACTGCAACAACTTACTCAGCTTGGCTGCCGCGTTGACAGCGCTGATCTGTTCACCCGCTGCTTCTATCAGCAGTTGGTTCTTTAACTCACGGTAATATCTATTTACCTGGGCCGTCAGTGGCACTTCACGGGTCTGATACACCAACTCAGGCAGGTCAAGGCAGTCTGCCTTCTCGAAGCGGATCGCAGGTTGGAGAGCGCTAAACACTTCTTGTTGAGCGATAGCGCGGGGTATCCACTTGAACTTGCTGATAGGTTGCATCACGCGATCACGCCAAGCCGTGAAGAACTTGGGTACGCCAGCGGGGTTGACTAGCTTTGCCAAGCCGAACGCATCCAGTGGAGACTGCGAGGCAGGTGTGCCTGTCATCATCCAGAGGCGGGTCGAAGGGGTGATCAGTTTAGCCAAGGTCTTCCAACGTTTTGTAGATACTGTTTTATATGCGTTGGCTTCATCGATTACAATTAGGTCAAACCCTACTTTACTAATATCTTCTTGAACAATGTTGACCCCATCAAAGTTGATGACGACAAACTCGTACTCTCCATTAATAATCTTCTTACGCTTAGATGCGTCTCCATAAGCTACGCCGACCGTTCTGTGCATAGCGGTTTTAAAGATGTCAGCCTGCCAAGCGGAGTACATGATGGACAAAGGGCAGACGACTAGGACTCGTTTGACTATCCCCAACTGCATGAGGTAGTCTGCCGCCCAAATGACTGAGGAGGTCTTGCCTGTGCCAGCTTCGTTGAAACAGAAGCAGCGATCTCGTAAGGCAAGGAACGATGCTGTAACTTTTTGGTGAGCGAACGGCTGAAACATTCCCGGCCAGTCGTACTCTTTGAGCATTGGGTTAGGAGCATCTCCATAAACGCGTACAAGGCGTTGCATCTCGGGTACGCCCCAGTACACCACCACCTCTGCGTTTGTGCCATCGTCCTTGAGCACTTCGCATCGCTCTATGTGTCCTAAAAGAAACTGTAAGTCGCTAGATGGGATCACCATCCGAACAACTGTGTCGTCTACTACATTCATACTATTCCTTACTGTGTTAAAACGTAGCCCCTTACGGGGGCAAGTCGGTCAAGCCTGTCGTGCAGAAAGGAGAGGGAGATCTGAGCACCGCTTGACTGACAAGGTTATAAAAGGGATGGGCAACTGCAAGATCAACGACACCCCCCAGCCTACTCACTCATGCCTAACAGTAGAGATTACTTCTTACGTTCTTTCTTGCTAGTCTCTGATACCAAGTTACCTTTGGAGTCACGCTTGAATGAACGGTTCTTTGCCGCGCTTTGAATGCGCAGACCATCCTTGTTAGAGCCGCCTTTGTCGAGGGCTTTAACGTGGGATACATCCTTACCTTCACGCTTATCAGCCTTACCATTGCCGTTGGCGTCTGAGCCTGTTTTGTCTATTGCACGACGCCCCTTCTGACGCTCCATGCGACGCTCATGTTCGCCACGGGCTTTCTGTTGTTGATACTCTTTGTCGTAAGGGCGGGGTTTATTAACGTAAGCCATTATCTTTCCTTGTGATGGGGGCAAGTGTTCACAGGACACCAGCCGCATAGAGGTGTTGGGTTGGGGTTCCAAACATCGTTTGTATACGATGCTTCCATTCTACTCAAGTCAGAATAAAAAGCATCCCATAACTGTGGTATGTCTTCCCTAGAATATTCTTCAGTCATAAAACTGTTATGCACTACGAAGAGTAAACCCGCTTTGATTCGGTTGATCTCAGGGTAGTGGGCAAACGCCATGAGCGCCATCAGCTTTAACTGTTTTGGCTCAGGATACTTGTTGCTTCCCGTCTTGTAGTCGATGATGAACGCAGTGTCTCCGTCGATGATCATCAAGTCCACGATACCCCGCACCCAGTAGCCCTTGCCGTACTCGCATGCCTTACCTTCAGCATCAAGTGCCATCCTCTGCTCGGGATACCTAGTTCCCTCAATCTCCATGAGCGTGTCAAGCACAGGTTTGAACTGCTGGTAGTTTTTGGCAAGGGGCTTGCCTTCTCCAACGTAATCTTCACAAGCCTTGTGTACCTCATTGCCGTAGTTCATCTGCGCGGTCGGCTTAATATAGAAGCGCTTAAGTACCTTGATTTCTTGGTACTGCTTGGGGCAGTTAAGGTACTGCTTGTAAGACGAGAAAGACCATGTGAAACTCATTTTTTCATACCTCTTACAAACGCGGCAAAGCTAGCCGCTGTGTCGCCAAAGGCTTTCATACTGTCAAACTCTTTGGCAACTTCTTCTAGTGTGTCGTTACGCGTTGTTTTTCTTTCTTCGAGCAACTGTTCCATTTCATCAGCCGCCATCAAATGAAACGGACTGATCGGTATATTGCTTGCCATTGAACGCATCATGCCTATGGTTGTCCTCGCAGTTGTTTCACTCAAAGGTTTCATAGCGGTGCGTCCTCATGGTTGTCAGGGTTGAACTTGGGGACTCGATTGCCCGTGTCCTTGGGGTTTGGGAATGGCGGGAAAGGCCAAGTTGTATTTGACATATTAACACTCTCCGTAGGTTTGTGCAAACTTTGCCTCACAAGTTACGGGTAAACCCCTAGCCCACTCGGGTGGCGTAGACATGCACTCGACGATATATGCAAGCGCCTCATCCTTCTCCGCTTCGGGAACCACGATCACTGCCGCATCATGGACAGTCAGCGCAACGCGATACTTCTCGTTGATCTTGATCATCTGCTCTCCCACAATGATTCGCGCCAAGGCTTGAACTACGTTCTCAACTAGCGACCCACCCCACAGTGACACGGGGCCTTTGCGTGACTTGTAAACATACTGAGACTTAGATTCTGACGTATCCAGTTTGAGGTCTGGGTATCGGATAGAAAGACCATTAGGCAGACCTATACCATCTTTCGTAACCTTGAGGCACTTGTTTTTGCCGTAGTAATAGGGCTTAAGCTTGTCGTCCCAGTTGGCTAAGTCTGCAATCGCCTTGTCACCATCACGCCATAACTTAATCACCTTGTCGTTGGCGTCGCGGTATGTATCAACATAGTTCTTAGCCTCGTCCTCAGTAACGACTGCGCCGGGCGGTTGAGTCTTGAGCGTGTGCTGTAACTTTAATGCCCCAGTCCCGTAGCCTAGACCCAAGATGCAGGTCTTACCCACGAAGCGTTCCACTGGGTCAGCCTTGGTTATCGGACGATCATATATCTTGGTTGCGAAGAGAGAATAGACATCCTCTCCCTTGCGAAACTGCTCGACAACATCATCCTGCCCTGCCAGCCAGACGAGGACACGCGCCTCGATTTGAGACGAGTCGCAGTTGATAACGATGTGGTCATCGGGCGCAACCACCGCGTTCTTGAGAGCCTTTTTCTTTTTGTCTCGGCTAGGAAGGTTTTGGAAGTTGACCTTGTCTGAGCCTGCCCAACGCCCAGTATGCGCTCCGTAGTATTTAAGAGGTATGGGTAGCCTGCCTTTATTTCTTTTCCCAACATCAATGAATCTTTCAATCCTTGACTCTTCGATTGTGGACTTGGTTCCGAGTCTGACTGCGCAGAGTTGTTGTATGAAGGGGTCATCATGCTCAGTGAGTTTAAGAAATCCCTCGTCATTTTTAGCAAGTGCATAAGTTTGTTTTCCTGTGGTTTTACTTTCTTTCATCGGAGCCTCAACCCCGCGCTCGACTAACAATTCAGCGAACTGTTTATTACTGGCTAGCTTTTTACGCACTGCCTCTGCAGTTTCACAGTTAAGTTTCTCCATCAAGCCCTCGAGCAGTTGCTCTTTCTCGTCTTTCAGTTCGTCGTAGCGCTCTTGCAGTAGCGCATCATCAACAAAGAACACAGGGTGCGTGAACATCCGCAGAGTCATGTCGATCAGCTTCATCTCGTTCTCAGGAAACGCGCTCGACAATATCTTGAATAGCTTGAGGGTTAGGTCAACGTCGTTCTTGCAATACTCTCCATATCGCTCGAGTTCTTCTTTGTTGAAGTCGAGTCGTGCCTTGCCTTCAGCGGCAATCACTTCCTCGCCCTTAACTCCAATCTCGTAGCGGTCAGCCAACGCCTTGAGTGAGCCACCTGCCTCAACACCATGAATCGCGCGCGCCATACATAGAGTGTCGAACATGAACGCGGGCGTGATGCCGTAGATCCAACTAAGAATTGCTCCATCGAAGAGGGTGTTGTGGCACAGAAGCGCGCTGCTGCCCCAATCAAATGATGCTAAGAATTCTTTTAGCTTATCCTTACCGCCTGATACCCAGACAGTCGGTTGCTCGTCTACCTTCACGCCCACACCGATAACTTCAAAACGCTTGTCGCGTATGTATTCCTCAGTGGTCTGATGCTTGAAGCCTAGCTTGATCTTGCTATCGTAGTAAGTCTCAAAGTCAATCGTTATCAGTGACATTTGGTTTCTCTAAAAGTTTTTTATAGTACGACGTAGGGAATGGCGCTTTCTTCTCTAAGAGTGTTCGCAACCATTCCGCGCCACCAAGCTGGTTTAAGATTAACCACTGCTTGTCGGATAGTCTGATCTGCCTGCCTATGAGAGGCGCGGGGGGTTTGGGTCTCGGCATTTTCTCTCTTTAATAACTGGTTTCAAAATAGCATCCCACTGAGTCATGGGTCGCTATCTAACAAAAAGTACAGATACAAAAAAAGGCATGGCGAACCATGCCTTCGGGGTTTACTTCAATGTGGCGATTTCACGAGAGAGATACCACTGCGCTTTGCGCAGATCTTCTAACTGATTGCCCTTGAGTCCTGACCTAGTAATGTATTTGACGACATTACCCAAGTTGTACCCAAGCTTCTTCGCTTCGATGAAATCGATTGTCTCGATACCACCTGTCGTGTAGTGCGCAGGGTGATTCACTGGGTCAGGTTTGACACCCACGATCTCGCCATGATCTTTAGCGTAGTCCTCAAGCGGGATACCATTCTTCTCCGCGAATATCGCTTGTGTACCTGTTAAGCGATAGAGTAGCTTGCCTTGTGGCTTAGACTCTTTGTTGAGTTTGCGAGCCTTGCTCATCAACACATAAGCGTATGACTTGGCTACACCTAGTTTGGACATAACTTCTGCGGTCTTGATCTTGGGATTGAGTTCCAACATCTTGCGCACTTGCAGTAAACGATTAGTTTTCATTTGCCTTCTCCTTTTTGGTTTGGCGTTTAACGGATACGATTCCAACCCTATGTTGGTCTCGTGCTTCTTGCATAGCATCTGCGATCTCATACGCAGTCTGAGTTATTTGGTCTGACAATCCTCCTCTCATGATTAAACCAACTAACGCAAAGCCAGCGTGTAGGTCACGCAGATTGCTACGATCTTCTTCATTCATAACTGTTCCAATAGGCGCGTTAGCGCATCAATGTTAGTCTCATCAATGACAAGGGTGAACCCACCATGTCCACGAATGGCTGACATATGTTTCTCTTGTAGGGCAGTAGGCTTGTTGCCGTTTGCTTTCGCTTCCACCCCGATGAACCTCCCCTTGTAACAAATCACAAAGTCAGGGACACCTGCCGAACCATAGCCAGTACCGATGGGCATAGTGAAGTAGGCTCCCTTTGCGTGAAGAATATCTTTGATCTTCTTCTTGACTGTTCCCTCAGGAGTCATTTTGTATCCCACCCTTCAGTGACTCTAAAGTTAATCGATCTACAACTAGGCAGTAGTAGGTCTCGCTTGCCCTCCACCCAACTTCGTCGAGTTCGGGGGCGTGTGTGTTTGTGTAGAGTGTCAGTCTAAGTATTTTTGAATCAAACAAAAACTTTTCTCCATTAGCGTTAATCATTGCAAACTTAGACTTCAACACATCAGGCAAAGTGTCATCGGTGTATATGCGATGAAACCCATCAGCCACATACACAATGTACTGATCGTCTACCTTGCGAACAGGGACACGAATCAAATCCCAATTCTTGGGGTGAACCACAGGACTCAGTTCCCCAATCAGATGGGGCATGGGGTAGCCATCCATGAGTGTTCGTAGTTTGTGGGTTGACCGCCATAAAAGAATACTGCATCAAGACCCTCGTCATACTTGTCCATGATTGGAAAGTTCAACACGCCAAGCCTGCGACATTCTTTAGTTTCATAAGAGACTTTCATCATTGTCATCAACGGCACTAGTTCGGGATACTCTTCGATCGTCTTGACTCGCTTGAAGTCTTCAATGATCTCGTACTCCATCTTGCTCGTATCACTATGCAATACAGTCATCTTGAATTTGCCTATGAGTAAGTGTTTGTAGTCGTCTATGCCAATGAGATAGAAAGGATTCTTAAAGAACAGCTTGGACTCTTCTCTCTTTATATTTCGTATCTTATCAGCTTCTTTGTAAATGTCAAGTGTATTTTTACATTTATTTAGGTCTAATGGTACAGAAAGACCATTGGTACTTTCCCCTAGTAAGGTTGCCAACATCGCATGAATCTCGTCAGGCGTAAAAGAGTTCTGCTTATCGCTATTACCCATCGACTGACGCAGGGCGTGAACACCGCTCCTGACCATCTTGATTTTGTTATCCATAATGTCTTTCTTACTGCGCACAGCAGCTTGACGCTTTAGTACCGCCATCAATGAAGAAAGTTTTGTACTACGGATAGTCTCTCTATCAGATTGATCTGAGCCACGAGACTTGGCATAGAAAGGTGTGCGGAAACAATACTCTATCTGATCATTGTTAGCGCCACCCAAACTTGTTGTCCATACCTTACACACTGCCAGCCCATTGGGGTGACACATCATGTAAGAATCTTTATCTTCTTGCGGATAGCCTACATTCATTACTTTGCCCATGACCTTCAAGCCATACTTGAATTGCAACTCACGCACCAGTGGGAGAACATCTGAGTGAAGCAACTCATTCAATTGTTCCTCTGTGCCGAACCCATCAAGAAAATATCTACTAAATGTGTATGTCATACGAATCTCCTTAAAAATTAATTGCTCGTGCCGTTGCGTTGATTGAGTATCCCAACGCCTCGATTTTTTTGATTGCGTGTAGCGTGAGAGTCTTAGTCCCTGCTATATCTGCAAACAGTTGTGCCTTCTCGCATAGGGGGTAGTACTTCAATGTCCCATATACATCTTTCACCTCCACTCGAATAACATTAGTCATATTGCTTTACCTCCTGTCCATCAACCATGACTGTGTAGCCCCACTCGCTAGGCGGATACATCTCTCCATTAACATACTCAACTTTCTTGAACACTGTCTCGTTCGCTTTGTATATCTCCTTGTTCAGTCTGCGCTTGAGATTCAAAAACATCGTGTGTGGTGTGTCCTCGTGCGCGCTATACCTACTCATCTGTGAGTCAGAGAACCTACGCAAGTTCCAACGCATATTGCCAATGTCCCACGCAAAGATGTAGAGCATTGCCGAATCAAGCGGTGCGATATCAATCAATTTATCTGCTACTGATGTGTACTCTTTGTGGTCTAGATAGAAATCGCCACTAGGCACATGCTCATTCACCACCTCAAGCATCGTCTTGACAAACACCTCGTAGTCCATCGCCTTGGTCATGACCTCAGTCGTCATGTAGAAGTCTGTGTAGCCAGCCAGTAAGTCTTTGCCTACCTTGCGATCGACCTTCCTACCAACGACTGTGATTGGCTTGATTGGTTGCATAGTTTCACAGTTGACACGCATACCTTTGTAGATTGGAAACGCACCACGCTCGCCATTGCCATGAAGTCTTCCTGTCCATACCATCCCACCCATGCGTGAGTTAGTAGATAACTCACCATGCCCATAGGTAGACAAGATGCCTCGGTCACCCTGACCATAGTTTTCGCTAGTGAACTCGAACGTATTGTCAGGTCGCACAACGCCAAGAATGTTTGGCGATACCTCGTAGGTGTAATACTCCCATGTCCCATCATGTTGTTGATAACTGCGCAGTTTGGTTGAGCCTTGCTTGGCAAGGTTGTCATGCTCTGCCTTCGTCAAAGTAATATGCTTCCAGTTGCTACCATGAACGATGTCAAACACGCGTTGTCCTTCCTCCTCTCGCACAAGAAAGTATTTGGTGTTATGTCTACGGCTAGCAATAGGGAATCTATTTACAGACCCACGATAGGGTGAGACGCTATTTGAGATGCTATTGAGCCTTGTGTAATTTAATCCTTGCATTCTTTCTCTCCTTGAAGTTTGTCTAATTCAACTAACACTTGTCGCCACATATCGACCTGTAATTCACCGACTGTGTTCACTTGTTCCAACGCATACAGATGCGCAGAGTTGGGAAAATGTTCTAAGAGACTTCTAGCTATTTCATCAACGAATCGATATTTCAATTTCTCTTGTCCTTTCTGCTCTGCAGTCCAATACGCCATAGAAGTCACTTCTAGCCACAGTGGATTAATCGTCACCGAACATAACCTTCTTACCCACAGGCGGTTCAAAGTCGCGGCGTTGCGTAACCATCCACAGGGTTGGGTCAGTAATCTTCCAGTTGATGTCGTTCTCTACATACCCGTCAGTGAACACGAGAACACACTCGGCTTTGAGTTTGTTCTTAACTACGTAGTCACTGACGCATGAGACGTGAGTTCCGCCACCGCCTAGTGGTTTGAGCAACTTGGCAATGTCGTTGTAGTTATCCCGAAAGATTTGTTCGCCATGCACAACGGTATCCCACCAAAGAACACGCACCGCTTCGGGCTGACAGACCTCGCAAATTGAAACCAGTTCGGTAGCGAACTCGGTTATCTCTGCACTGCCTATCGAGCCTGATGTGTCAATGGCTACAATGATCTCGCCAATGCTCTCGTTGATCACGCTTGGCAAGTAGATGTCATTAGCCATCTGACGCTTGTTCATGCGACGCCATGTGAACTCATCGTTACCCTTGGTTGACGCAGATACAAACTCACGCAACGCATCACGCCAATCAATCTTGGGTTCCAACAAGTCAGAGATAACTCTAGGAATCTTTGCACCCATGCGACCTGCAAGCATCCCGCCTTCACGCAACGCTTTGTCAATACCATCCATTACATCCTTGGCTTCCTCGGGTGACAACTCACGACCAATGAAGTCATGCTCGTCTGACTGAGAGATGTCATAGGTCTTGCCATTGACTGTGATCGTATCTTCATCACCAAAGACTTCGTTACCATCACCATCGTTAGATTGTTTCCCACCCGATGGTGGGGGATTACCTTGACCCTGACCACCACCGCCTTTGCAATGCTTCTTAAGATAGTTGTATACCTCACGCATCGACCAGTCGTGAAACATTGGGTCATAGACAGAGCCTTCGGTTGGCAACGCTACGAGTCGCTCACTTGTGCCTGCAACAGTCCCATCAATACTGACGATGATGTCGTTCACAACAAAGTCAGCCGCGATGTTGGCTAGCTTATGATTCTCTCTGAACATGGCAGAGCCAAACACAACGTGCTTCAAGGCTACGTGAAGATTCTCATGGAGGATGAGCCCACGCACATTGGGTTCACCTGCGAGACTCTCCAAGAACTTACGACCATACCTCTTGTTCACACCATCGGTGTAGGCGGTAGGCACATTCTCCTCGACTGAGGATGTTCCCATCAACATTACGCCTGAGTACAGGGCAGTGGATGGATGCTTCATAAGCGTGATATGCCCACGCTTGATTCGGGTTTCTTGCTTGCTCATCATGGTCTCCAATAAAACAAATCTAACAATAGAACAATCATTCCTAACAGGAACAACACTCTCACTACCTTCTCTGATCTAGTGAACATCACTCGACCTCCTTGAACTCGATGAAGTCATCGGTCTCGGTCACCTTGATAGTGCCTTTGGCAATCTTGACCAACAAGTCGCAGGTCACCATGCGATGATGCTTTAACTCACCACGCAGATAGCCATAGCCAAGTGAAGCACTGATCGCCCACGCCAATAGAAACAACTCAGCAATACTGAATGTCATAGAACCTCCTGAAAATAAGAACCCACGGTGTCGTGGGATTAAGTTTTAGAACAACTCGTGGTTGTTCTTCGCCCACTCAGCGATCTTGGCATTGTTGCGAGCCAAGCGGATGGACTTCGTATTGCGCATCATCATTGTGAAGAACACGCCTTGTACCTCGGATGAGGGAATACGCTCAACGAACATCATGAACTTAGTCAACTGATCTTGTGTCTCCAATACATCTACTGCTTGAAACATGATCATCAACTGCGCACTGATGTCGTTAGGCATGGGTATGCTCTCGGGAGACTTGACGATGTCCTTCACATCGATCAATGATTTCTCCATTGATATAAAAGCAGCCATGTCGCCTGCGAATGACGCACCCACAGTACCAGCCAATGCGACCTTCGTGCCGTTCTCACCGATCGCATCACGATTGCGCACGATCACGTCAGCCTTCGCCAACGAACGAGGGGACACGAACGATAAGGAACTCATAGATGGTTTGAAGATGTATGGGTTGTCGTTCTGATCACCAGTCGTGTACGATGCCAAGCAACGAGGGAACATGGCAACTGCCGCACGAATTACACGTGACACACGAGCCTGTACCTTGTCACCAACTGTCACTGTCTGACCTGCCCACTCGAGCCACTCGTTCACATTGGGCTTCGCCATGCGCATGATGCAAACACGATTGCCTGCGTGAGCAAGCATGGAGTCACCCACGCCATCGCCTGCATTGTTCGATGTTGCAAAAACTAGAGACCCACGTGGCAGTGGCTTGTCACCTGCCATTCGCTCAAGAAACAACCTAGTGAAAACTACCTGCAATAGCTTAGGCGACTTCATGAACTCGTCAGCCAAGATAACCTTAGGCTTTGAGTCGTTCAGATTGAACAAGCTTGAGACGTAATACTCAAGGGTCTGAGTCGTGTGGTTGGGGATAGTCATGCCAATGTCTGACATATCTTTGACAGGGCAGTCGATGTAGATGTAGTCATACTTGTCACCTTCGATGCTCATGCCATCGGCAGGGCTACGCCACTTGTCGCCATTGTCCTCTGCGATCATAGCCAACAGAGAGGTCTTGCCACAACCTGGTTCTGACTGAATGACAGGTGTGATCTCTGAAGCTATTAGGGGAATGATTCTGCGCAGTTCGTTGATAGATACTGTGTCGACTGTTTGTACTTTTGCCATGATGTATTACTTTCTTTACTGAATGGTTACTAGACGGATTAATTATTACTTACACACACTTGAACGAACTAAATTTACCGAGGATGTCGTCGATATCCTCCTTCACTGCGTGACGCACCGCATCGGACTCTCGAATGTCCTCTGCCGTTACACCACTCAATGCTCTCTCTAGCGATGCTCGCGCTTCTTCGAGCTGGGGATCACCGCTAAGATTGAAACCCTTGAATGTATCGCACATCTCTTTGGCTTTCAATATGGTCGTGTCGTAGATCTTGCGCTTCTTGGTCTTGGTTTCTCCTGTGTTGTCGTCAATGCCAACATCGTCTACGCCACAGCAATGGCTGATCGATTTCATAACTTCGATGAACCTTGATTGTTGCTCCACCATCACGTGAGATACTATTTCCTGTGCTTGTTGACTGTATGTAGCAAACAAATCCTCTGCGATGTCTGACGCTATGCCACATCTGAAATCTGACATGGGAACTTCTGACACGAAAAGTTGGACACCGAACTTAGATACCAGTTGCTCTTTAGCGGGGTAGTCATTGCGGTCGAACATATCGCCTTGCTTGAACGCCATGTCCGAGACAATGCTATCGTAGGCAAGGATGAAGTCGCCAAGCAGGGTGTTGAACGCCTGCTGATGTGCGTGATACTCTTGCTTGAACTTGGGCATATCCACCGACGGCAACAAGTCCTGTGAGTTGTTCCATCTATAAGTCCTGCGCTTGACCCAGTTATAGATAGTCTGACGATAGTTGACGATCGCCTTGTGACGTGGGTGATCTGCCAAGAGGTTCTTGACGTAGCGCCCCGCGCTCTTGTCTGCATTCTTTGATGCAGTAACTTCATTGCTGATGATGCGGTCTTGCTTGGTGGCTGACCATACATTGACATCCACGCTCACGAGGACTGCTGATGAGGCAAGGCTGATGAGGTGATCGGGTTTGTGTAATTCCATTACGCTCTCCTTTGGTTGAAAATAAATCCCACTGATGCGTGGGTCTCTAAACAGTGGGCTAGTTAAAAAACTCTTCCCACTAGCTATAAGTATAACACAACTTGACCTTTGAGTCAAGGGTTCTACTCAACTTTTTTCTATGACCAGTCTGTGATGATCTGTCTGCTGACACTAATCCACTCCCACTCATAGTCGCCTACGGCTATCTCCTCCACATCGTCAGTCTGCTCACCGATGCGCGTGAAGATCGCACCTATTGAGCAATGAGTCTTTTGATCGAGAGTCTGCTGAACCCAATCTTTTGCCTGATCAAACAACGCAGTGTGACTGTCCACATCGGGGTAACTCTCATACCACTTCACGTCATTAGCAGAAAAGTAGAACGCCTGTTTCTTGTGGTCGATCTCCACCTCCGCTAGTGCGATCTGGCACTTGGGGTTAGCCTTTGCCTCCATTAAGAATGTATAGAACGATTGCTCGTTGTTGGTATCGCGGTCGTTCACGAACCGAATCGTGTATGCCACGTCTGATCTATAGCCCATTTAGATACTCCTTATCTCTAAGTACTTCCATCACCGCCTTAAACTCATTGGGGTAGTGGTATCGCAGATCAAGAACAAACTTCTTAAAGTCTGAATCTTTCATTGGGTCTCGTTCGCAAAGTAACATTGTCTCTAAGACATAGCACCATGCTTCAGCCGCGCTCTCATCTAGTAGTATTTCATTCATCGGTGTAGCCCTCCCTTGTTGTTGATACCCTTGAGATCAGCCATGTCGGTGATCATCATGTAGTTGCTCTTGTGCATAGGCACGACTGTGCGCACTGCGTCGTGTGAGAGTTTCTCCCCACATGGCATACAGTGTTTGTAACCAAGCTTCCACCTGTCAGTGGCATACTCCTCGTCACAGTTACGGCAGTGTGGCTTGTAGCTTTTCATTAGTTCTCCTCGTATGAGTGGGTGACTACGCCCATGGTCTTGATGCGGTACTTGTTCTCGTGTCCCTCGTGCATATCTCCCTGCAAGCAGATGTGCATCTCGTACTCGGCAGTGTCCCGATGGTCATACAACGCCAAGGGTTTGCCGTTGCACAGAAGCAGGTACATACTGCGCCCCTTTGACTCTTGTTGTTGTCTTGCAGGCTCGAAGTCGAGCGGTGCGTAATGAACTTTTACTTTTCCCATAATGATCTCCTAGATGATGACCCACGTCTCCGTGGGTGCTTAGTTGCAAATGTGATTAGAGAATGTCGTAGCCAGTCAAGTACTGGAACGATGTGACTTCATCCATAGGCTCGGTGATGGTCAAGCCTTCATGCTCGTCATCGATATCACCGAACTCATCGAAGCCATACTCACGATCAAGGAACTCAAGGTTCTGTGTGTGGTATGTGTCGACACGGCAGTCCATCGCCAAATAGTCATCCACGCCATCGTGGGTATTGACATTGCGCTGACGGGGCTTGGTAAGACGCAAAGTCTTGCGGACTGAACGAGGCATAGCCTGCATCCAATCTGTTGCTTTTTCTACCTGCTTGTCAGGTAATGCTGTAACAAATGAAACTATCATGATCTCTCCTTGTGGTTCCTGCAAAGGACACCGATTGGTGGAAACAAAACCCACGCATGCGTGGGAAGCTAATTAGGGTCGCTTGGCATCTACCTCCCGACCCAGACTCCAGTATAACATAACTTGACATATGAGTCAAGCAGTTAATAAAAAAAGTAGTTTTGTACGGCAGTTGGAGGCAGGGAAACTGTGCGCTGAGTTTTGTTCTAATGTTCTAGTCTGTTCTACTTTTCGTACTATGCTTATAGAACGGGATTTGGGGGGTCTGTGTTCTCTAAGTTGTTGTTTTTATTAATTATTTTATAAAAAAATATATAGTTGTTCTAATGTTCTACGGAAAATGGGTATATGCCTCCCTTTTTCGGTTTTTTTGCTTTTTGCGTTGCATTGGCTGAGAAGGTCTTGATCTCTGCACTTTTTGCCAAGTTTCCCCATCCTACCCAAAAAACGTAGAACATTAGAACAAAACCTCTGCAACCCGCATGGATCCTCACTTTTCTTGTTCTAACTATGCTTTTAAAAGTAGAACATGTTCTACAAAACACCAGAACAAACCACGCAACCCATCAGTTCTGAGAACGGTAGGCGATGCAAAGCAAATACCACGCATGCGTGGGATGCTAATTAAGAGCCTTGTTCAGCCATGCGCGCCCTCTCGCGCGCGTCGAAAAATAACTGGTCTCAAATTAGTAGGGCAAAAAAAAGCCCACATGGCAAAAACCATGTGGGCTTGGGTCACAACATCATTTGTTGTATGTCATCCAGAACGCTTTTACGGCAAGGGCATACTTGGCGCTGTTGGCCGTTGTATCACCCTTGGCTTGTTTCACCTTTACAGATTTCTCTTGGGCTTCGAATGTCGTAGACATTGATTCGGCAAAATCTAGCGTTTTGCGTGTGGATGTTGTCCCATTCCGTTTGGCTAGAATTTTCTTACAAGCCCTTTTTAAATCACCTAATCGATTAGAACAGTAATCACCCACAAAATCGCGTATTTCTCTTATGATCCCATGCAGGGCAGGGTTTGTATTTTTCAGTTTACCGAATTCCTGCTGTGAGTATGCAAAGGCATACGCAACACCTATTTCGATTTTCTCTACTTTGGCGTTTTTGATCTGCTCGGGTGTTGCGAGAATGTAATGGTCATTGATCACAGCATAGACCTTGGCAGGGTGTTTCTCGCTGTTGCGTAACCTATAACCCTCATAAAGCATTTCTCTTGCTTCGCTAGAAATTTCCTTGGGAAACCCTGCAATGTTCGCCAAGGCATATTCTGCCTGTGCTTCTAAGTTATCACCTGTTCCTGCCTGTTTGTAACCGAGATCTTTCAATGATGTAATGGTAGACATGTGTCTCTCCTAAAAAGTTAATGAAACATCACCTAGTTGTTTCCTAAGTGATGATCTATATTGACAGATGTGGCGTCTTAAGTAAAGTTCCACGAGGGAATGGGACACTATTTAAGGGTTTTGTGAGCCACGCACGCACTCCCGCGCGCGACAGAAAATAACTGGTTTCAAAATAGCGGGCGAAAAAAAACCCCGCAGACCTTTCGATCTGCGGGGTTGGTCAGCTAAGACTTACTTAGCTTCTGAGTGTTTCCACTTCACCATAAAGGCGACTTTAGCTTCATTGAACCGCTTGTCGTCAGCCGACTTGTCTCCACGATTCTTCGCAGACACTAGGCGGTCAGGGGCGGTCTCTTTGAACCACGCTTCGACAAACTCAGCAAAGTCTTTATTGACTCCACGCTGACGCTCTTTACCCTCATTGAGAATCTTATTAGCGGCTCTTTTCAAGTCGCCCAGTCGATTCGAGCAATAGGTCGAAGTCTTTTCCCTGATACCCTTCACAAGAGCGTGGAGAGCGGGGTTGGTGTTTGCCAGTTTGCCAAACTCTTGCGCTGAGTAAGAGTAAGCATATGGGACACCGATCTCGACCTTTTCAACCTTGTCATTTTTGACATGGTCTGGAGTGGCGACCACATAGTGGTCATTGATAACCGCATACATAACTGCGGGTTGGAGCGCATTAAACTTCATGCGATAGCCTTCATACAAAGCGTCTTTGGACTCGACTGGGACTTCTTTGGGGAAGTCTTTGATCTGAGTAAGAGCGTAGCGGGCGACTGACTCCAAGGTCTGGTGCGCTCCCGCTTGTTGGAAGGCTGAGTCTTTCAAAGAAGTGAAAGAAACTTGCGTGGCGGATTCCACGGCTTTAACGGCTGATTTTGCCATGTTCAAATCTCCATAAGAATGAACGATTGATGAAATACTGGGGGCTGAATTGCTGACCCAGTGATATAACCTTACGCTAGTGGGTCTCTTAAGTAAAGTTTCACTGGGGAGTGGGTCTCTATCTAGCGACCTTGTGACTCGCACGCACTCATACGCGCGACGGAAAATAACTGGTATCACGCGCGCCGTAGCTAAGCGTGGCGCGATGTGACGGCAAAAGAAAAGGGAGCCGAAGCTCCCTTGGACTAGCGCCTGAAGTAGGTACTAGATAGTCTACTGAACTCAAAGCCATCAAGCTTTGCGCAGAATGTGGCACGCTGAACATGAGCGCGCCAGAGGTTAATCTGGCCACGTGTCATATCAGTCGTCCTTGTGTTTGATCTCAGGCAAGATCAATGTAATCAATATAGTACTGAGTACCAAACCTATCAACCCGAGCCACATACCTTGTGGTATCAACATGGATAACGACAGGGCGAAGATGATCGTGTTGACCACCAAAGCTAAACCTAAGTACATAGTCTCTCCTTAGTTAAGTTGTTCGTATCTGTTGAGCATGTGAGAGACGTCCCAGCTTGGATCTTCCATTGCTTTAGTCTCTTCAATTAGCTTGGCATCAGACCATCCTGAGATGTCAATCCATGCAGGTCGCACTGCATACACACTTGACCAAGTTGCCCAGAAGTCATGCTCAAGTTGCTGGCGCTTCTCAATCGATGCGTTGATCTTGTCACGCAGAAGTTCACCTAATGTTTTCATGTTGTCTCTCCTTAGGAGAGGGGCCGAAGCCCCTCGTGTTACCGCTTGTAGCGAACTGCTACTGTCTGACCAAATACGTTGGTCACCTTTGCAAACACATCCTTGTTAGGATATGCATACAACCATTGCTTAGCACTGCTAAGTGTCCAAGCCTTGTGAGTCTTAGTAAGCTCACCCCACTGTACTGTTACTGTGTACATACAGTCTCCTTCCAGAGAATCTGCTAGGCACTATTGCTTTGCATTGAATACAGTATGCGGTGGAAGGGGGGCATAAGTAAAGTTTAGCTGGGGACACCCCCCATCCCCCCACCCCCCAAGCCTGTCAATGGGTCCCCCCGCATACCCCATACCCCCTAACACGCCCAAATAACCCCACATTTTTTCAAAACTCCTCGCGAATTACACAGGAGCACGCATCCATAATTGTTGGAAAATCCTGTCCATCCTGTCCAATTACACCTGACCGTCTCTTCAAAACACGTGGCAAGCCTGGCAAGCCCCCCTCCAATTACACACCCCGGGTACGCAGAAAAATATTTATAAGTAAAGTAGATTGCACAATTGACTGTTGCGTGTAATTCGTGAAACCCAATATCCATGCGGGTTCCCAGCCATCAAGGTACGTCTTGGC